TGATGGTTCGGGTATTTGTCCCGGAGGTAAATACCTTCCATCAGGTGTTTCAGGTTCATGTTCGGGGGATATTTCTGTCCTTCAAGAAAGTGAATGTACTGAAGGATCGTGGATCAACGGTTGTATTGATTGTCCTATTGGTAAAATTTCATCTGATGGAAGTGGTTCGTGTTCCATTTGTGGAGAAGGTAAATATTCTAATGATGATCGGACAGCGTGTATTCCATGTGATGCAGGTCAATATCAAAACCTTCAAGAACAAGGCGAATGTATTCCTTGTGAAGTCGGTAAGTATCAAGAGAGTTTAGAGCAAACAAGTTGTATTGTTTGTGGTGTTGGAACATATCAAGGGAATACAGGGCAAACAAGTTGTATTGATTGTTTGGTTGGAACGTATTCCAATACAACAGCTTCTATAGAATGTATTGTATGTCCTATTGGTAAATACCAAGATTCAACTGGTAAAACAGATTGTATCCCTTGTGTGGCTGGTAAGTATGTCGATGTTGTAGGAAGTGCTGCAGCAACAGATTGTATCGACTGCGTTGCTGGTAAGTATTTACATACAACAGGGAATGTTTCTGCATCAGACTGCATTGATTGTGTTGTTGGTAAGTATTCATCTACAGAAGGGAGTGCTGCTGCATCAGACTGTATTGAATGTGTGGCTGGTAAGTATTCGACAACAGCGGGGAGTGATCAAGCATCAAATTGTATCGATTGTGGTGTTGGTAAGTATTCAACAGCCATTGGAAGTTCTAGTGTAAGTGATTGTTCGACGGATTGTTCGGGTAATAAAGAACTTATTAGAAGCGATGGCTCTATTGCTTCAGCTGGTGATACAGGGAATACTGGATGTTCATCCAATGCAACATGTGGAGATATAAATGGTGATGGAGATGGGGAGACTCCAATCACTAGCGATGATTGTAAACCTGGTTGGATAGTAAGACAAGGTGACCTTACTACCATGTATTGCAATGGTATTGAGTGCTTTGTATCCCCGGATGGAGGTGTTGACCATGATACATGTTGTGAACCTTGTCCGACGGGTCAATATCAAGGGGTTAATGATGAAGGGGGGAAGGTTTGTATTTCTTGTGATGCCGGTCAATATCAAAATGGAGTCGGGAGTACTAGGTGTATTCCATGTGTTGCTGGTAAGTATATCGATGTAATAGGGAGTGATGCAGAAACAGACTGTATTGAATGTGTGGCTGGTAAGTATAATAATATTGTAGGGGGTTCTGCAGCCACAGATTGTATTGAATGCCCTGCTGGGACGTATGTTGATGTTGCAGGGAGTGATGCGGAGACAGATTGTATTCAATGTGGTTCTGGTAAGTATTCTTCGGTTGTGGGAGCTGATGCGGTCGGGACTTGTATCGACTGCGTTGCTGGTAAGTATTCGACGACAGCGGGTGCTGAAGATGTCGAGACTTGTATCGACTGCGTTGCTGGTAAGTATTCAACTGTCTTTGGAAGTTCTACTGAGAATGATTGTATTGCTTGTTTAGCTGGGAAGTATCTAGATACAGTAGGTAGTAGTGGACCATCAGATTGTATTGATTGTGAAGCTGGGACATATTCAGTAGTTACCGGGAGTATTTCTATATCAGATTGTATTGAGTGTTCTGCTGGTAAATATCGTCCAGATACTGGTGTAGATTGCCCTATACCATATGATAGTTCGACATTATGTAATAATCAAGAGGGATGTGAATGGATCGACGGACTTTGTAAGGTTAATGGAAAATATTGTTTTGAATGTGATACTGGTAAATATTCTGAAGATACTAAAGCTACATCAAATGTATGTATCAATTGTCCTGTTGGTAAGTACTTGGATGATACTGGGGGTATGGCTCAAGAAGGTTCGTGTTCTGTTGGTGAGTTTACTGATAAAGATACATGTGAAGGAGATATTGAAGGAGGGACATGGACTATAGGATGTATTGAATGTCCTGCTGGTAAATACCATAATATAGATGATCCTTCAAATTGTATTGATTGTGAACCGGGTAAATATTCAGAAACAATTGGAGCACTTGATAATGGAACATGTATTGCCTGTGAAGCTGGTAAGTTTTCGACCGAAGTAGGTGCAACACAAAATACTTGTATAGATTGTTTAGCCGGAAAGTATGTAAATACAGAAGGTAGTGGTTCTTCCTCAGATTGTATTGATTGTTTAGCTGGTAAGTATTCAGAGACTATCGGAAATGATGAAGAAACAGATTGTATTGTTTGTCCTTCCGGTAAATATTCAACTACTACCGGGTCCCCTAGTGCTTCAAATTGTATTGCTTGTATATCAGGTAAGTATTCAGATGAAGGGAGTAATAAAATATTAGATTGTATTAATTGTGAAGCCGGTAAATATTCAACTATCGCAAGTGATGAATGTATCGAATGTGTAGCGGGTAAATATTCGGAAACATCTGGTAGAAGTGCAGAAACAGATTGTATTACATGCGGTGTTGGTAAGTATTCAACTACAATCGGAAGCCCTACAATAGCAAATTGTATTGAGTGTGGTGCTGGTAAATACGCAGGAGCATCTACCGATAATGATGACGAAACATATTGTATTGAATGTGATGCTGGTAAGTATCTAGATTCTACAGGGGCTACAGGTGCTTCGGATTGTATCGAGTGCCCTACTGGGAAATATGTAGATTCTACAGGGAGTGTTGCTGCGTCGGATTGTATTGATTGTGGAATAGGTAAGTATCTAGATACAACGGGTGGTAGTGAAGAAGCAAATTGTATTGAGTGTGGTGCTGGTAAATATTCTGATGTAACTGGTGAGAGTATATGTAGTGATTGTCCTTTTGGAAAATACCTTGATTCAACTGGATCTGAAAACATAGGTGATTGTATTGATTGTCCTGTTGGTAAATATTTAAATGTAACAGGGGGTGTTGCTTCTACAGATTGTATTGAATGTCCAGTTGGAACATACCTTGATTCTCCAGGGGGATCAGTATGTAAAGAATGTCCTATGGGAAAATATTTAGATAGTCCCGGAAATGAAACTTGTATTGATTGTCCTACAGGGACCTATTCTGAAATAACTAAATCTACTACATTGGATAATTGTAATGTTGATTGTAATATGGATACCCATATTATAGCAAATGAAAATAGAGTAGATTTATCAGTAGGTGATACAGGGGGTGTATATTGTATTCCACTTGATAAGTGTAAAAATAATAGTGAAAGATGCCCGACCAGTGCGGAATTCTATGATGAATATAACGCTGAATCACTCTGCGGAGGTTCTGTGTGTAGCATAAACGAAGATGGTTCGGGTGATACAGGGTTATGTTGCAAAGCCTTACAAGGAACATGTGCAAATGGTGGTAACATAAGGGGATCTACAGTAGGTTCAATTTGTGGCGATGGATATTCTCCGGTGAAAACCACAGAAGCAGCCGGAATACTTTGTAGTTCTGTAAAATGTGATATTATGGATACGGACAATGATCCACCAACACCAGGTATTGACCATGATAAATGTTGTGAGGTTATTATTCAAGGGAGATGCTCGGGTAATACAAGTGAACCGGATTTCCCGTGTGAGGATACAAATCAGAGGTTAATGGATGATTCAGATAATTTACCAAGTGATCCAATATTATTAAGGAATAAAATAAGATGTTGCGAAAATATATCGAATAAATGTTTCGGGAATACACTACCCGGTCATAATATTATATGTGACCCTAATCCCCTTGATCCAGAAACCACCCCACCCACTGTCCCACGTAGTGGATTATGTATGAATAATGATGTTATCCAATCAGGGATTATAACAGAAGGAGAATGTGTTGATGGTGGAGGATTATGGACCCTTTATGAGGATATTACATTAGATGGAGATGATGACGAAAATAAAAAAAATAAATGTTGTATCGAAACTTCCGAATTGATACCACCAATTGAAGGAAGATGTAGGGGGAATGAAATAGGTGAGGATATTGTATGTGGTTTAGGGAAAAGGTTTAAATCAAATGCTCAAAATATAACCGGGACGAACGAACAGTTGTGTTGTGAAGAATGCCCTGTCGGTCAATATCAAGGACTATGTAATCAAGAACATATCGATAATGATATATGTTTGAAGTTAAATGAACATATATGTATTGAGTGTGGAAATGGTGAAGAATCAAATGAAGAAAGAACAAGTTGTTCTCAATGTCCCGCTGGTAAATACAAAGGGGATACGGATGATATATGCACTGGATGTCCTTCTGGTAAATATTCAACCACTGTAGGGAGCACCTCTGAAACAGATTGTATTGCTTGTCCCCCGAATACTTATTCAATTACAAATGGACAGACATCATGTGATCCATGGAGTCAAGGAGAAGATATTTGTCCTCCCGTAGGGTCAGGGTTATCTGGTGGATCTTCAAAAGAGGATAGAATATGTTCTACATGTTCGGATGGTAAGTATTCTTCAGAGGGTAACTATAATTGTATAGACTGTCCAAGTGGTCTATATCCAAACATATCAAAGAGTGCTTGTGATGAGGAGCCCCATGAAATCGTGGATAATACGGTTGAAGCTGTTACTATAGAGGCAGAGATATCAGTTGAGGAACTTCTTCAGAATTTAGCCGCTGGTGTAGAACTCGTCGAAAGGTTTACAAATATGGAAATAATTGAGCCTATGAATAATATGGAACCAACTTATAATTTTCTTCGAGATTGCGCAGTCCTCAAACAAGAGTATATTACAGTATTAGGTGTTTCTGAAAATCAAATTGATTTTCAATGTAAATTAAATGAAGATAAGAGTAAGTATATTATAAATGTTAGTGCTATTTCTACACCTATGAACCCATTACCAGAAGATATAGAAGAACAAATTGATGAAGGAATAAAATTACCAAAACTAGGTATCAATGTTAAATCAAGTGGGAGTATTAAGAGAAAAGAAGTTAGAAGGAGAGATACACCATCTAACAATACTGCTACTATGGTGAATAATAATATGGTAACTTTATTATTATTTGCTTTAGTAATTGTATTTGCATTAATAATCGCATTTAAATAAATAAAATAAGAAATTAAATAATTTTATCTTTTTTTAATACTAATATTATATTAAATAATATTATATTATATTATATTATATTATATGTCGTGTAGTCACGGATACTTCAGGAATGAAGGTGGCCATTGTGAAAAAATAAATAGCTGTGAAGTAGGTATTGAGGAAAAATGTAAAGACCTTCCAGGTAGTGATTGTATTGATCAACCTACTTATGCATATGAAAACGATTATTTAGGACATATCTGTAGAAAAGAAAAATGTGTCATCGATATTAAACCTTGTACTACAAGAGAATGTGGACCTAGACATGAACGTGAATGGTTGCCGAATCCATTGGATTCTATTGGTAAAAGATACCGTTGTGGAGCTTTTACATACAAAGATGATAAAGGTGAGGGGGTAGATGAGAGTTATATTCGCGGAAAACACTGTAATATAAATCCAGAAACCGAGAAAACATGGGTTCTCGACGAATCATACTCCAATAGTCAATACTATCCCGATGGATGCCCTATAATAAGGGACGAAGACTGTTCTGGGTTTTGGTCTATTTGTAACGAAGATTGTAAACAAGAATATATTGTAACAAGAGAGAAAGTTGGTGGTGGTATCGGGTGTGATCACAATAATGGAGATATTAAAGAATGTGTCGATGGACTATGTTGTGATGAAATAACCTGTCCTGAACCTTCCACAAATTGTAAAGATGGTAGTCAATGTTTTAAAGGTGTATGTCAAGCAGAAAACAATCTACCTGATGGAACACCTTGTGAATATGAAGACGGTGAATTAAATGGAATATGTTCGGATGGAGTATGTTCTGCTAATATTGAAGATGGTGATTGTATTGGAGAATGGGGTGTTTGTAATATTAACTGTGTTAAAAATTATAATATAACAAGATTAAGGACTGGAAGTGGTGATGTGTGTGAATATAGGATGGGGGACCATACTATCTGTGAACCAGGTGAAGGAGATTGTCCATTAGATAGAACTGAAAATAGATGTAACAATGTATGTCAATCAACAAATGAATGCAAAACTTCAGTATGTCAGTTTATTAATGAAGACGAATATAAATGTATTGAAGAAAATAAAATTAATAATACATTATGTCAAGGTGGAAAATGTAGAGATGGTCTATGTATCTCATCAGAATGTCCATTAGGATGTCCTGATCCAACTTCAGAATGTAAGGTTTCGGGTATATGTTTAGGTGAGAGCATTTGTTCTGAAGAAACAAATAAGTCTGATGGAACATTTTGCTCGAAAGGTATCTGTAAGGAAGGTGTATGTTCTCAAACGAATGAATGTCGAGCATTTGATTGTAAGATTAAAGGGAATAGTAAAGATGGTTCAATATGTAATGATAATGAATGTACTGAAGAAAAATGTTGCAGAGGAGAACCTTTACCAAATGTAACTTGTAATCAATATTTAGATTTTTACCCATGTAAGGGTGAAGAATACACAGAAAATAATAATGAAATTATAAGTGTAAATGAGGATGGATCAACTAATTGTTGTAGTGATTTAATATGTAGAGAGCAAGAATATTGCGATCAAAGTAAAAATAAATGTATTAAAGATGAAAAAAGGAATATAATTGTTAAGGAATGTATCTCAGCAAAAATGGATTCTTATGAACTTAAAGATGGTTTCATAAATAAATGTCCTGAGACTAAAGAATGTATTTATCCAGCTGATATTGAACTAAAGAATAATGGTAAATTAGTAGAGTGGGCGTCAACATTAGGTGATGGTAATGGTATTCAATATAAACATAAGAATGGTGGTAACATCCATATTAAAGCACCAATAGGTATGATTATTGAATTTGTTACTTATACTCCAACAAAAATCGTTAAATACCGAACAAATAATCGTATCATTACAAACACAGAATATTTCTTAAAGGAAGAAGCCTATTCTCCATCGTTAGATATTGATGGATTTGCTGGCTTATATTATAAAAAAAATGATAATGAAGATTGGAGTTATTTGAAGAATACTTATTATATAAGAGCACTATGTAATACTAAAGATTGTGATCAAGATTGTTCTTTAATCAAAGAGTGTGGATTATATTGCGAAGAAGGAGATGAAACATATATTATCGACATACCCAAAAGTGGTAAAGGGAAACCATGTAATATGGTATCAGGTAAGAACTCTATTTTTAGATCTATTAATGGAATATTATTAATTATCGGATTTCTACTACTTATAATCATAATTATTAAGAAAAGTGGTCCAAAAATGAAGGTTAGAAAGGGAAATACATTATCCTCAAGGACAATCAATGTTATATCAGCAGATACACTTGCTGAACTAATGAAAAATAAAAACATTTGATAAAATATTGATTTTTAAATATCTATTTAAATATAAATGATAGATGAAGACCTCAAACAAAGGATAAAAGTATGTGGCATTACGATCTTACAAGTCTATAAAATTATTACTGGAACAATGTTATCCTTATTTATCCCTCAAAGTTGTGGAGATAAAATGTGCACATTAACTGAGAATTATGAAAAAACAGAAGTCTATCATAAAACTGTCTTTTATTGGAATTGTTTCTCTATGTTTTTATTTGCATTATTTTATAGCATTGAACTAAGGAGAGAAGAATGGTGTGTGAAACATTTAGATATTGACAATGACTATCCAGATAATTCATTAAAACCGATTATCATTCAAGAAAAAGAATTGGATACAAAAATAGATAAATTAAATAAATATTATTATTATACACTTTGGTGTACTAGTATAGCATATTTTATGAATATGGCCCTTACCGTTAAAATGTTAAATGATAACTATCATAGTAATTCAACAATATCATGTTTTATTAGTTTTACTCTCTTAGTTTTAATGAAGTTATATAATTCCACAACAGTTGCATATCAATCTGTAAAGAACGATAAAATGATGAGTGCATATATGTGTGAATTTGTTTCTTTTAATGTTCTTGATGAAGATTTTGTAAATGAAAAATACAATGGAACAAAAAATAATAGATTAGAAGACATTACCATTAATAATGTTAATAGTGATAGTGAAAGTGATAGTAATAGTAATGATATAGAACAACAAGAGAAAGAAGGTAGTGGAGAAGAAGAATTTAAAGATGTCAATGAAAGAGGTGTTATCAATGAAGAAGAAATTATACCTATTATACAGAAGGATGTTGTATAAAGGAAACCTTTATTCTATTACATCAGAAAGATTATTAAATAAGTTTTGAAGATTTAAGAACATATCTAAAACATGATCTAAATAATCTGGAGATCCCCCACTCACTCTACATTGTTTTGAGGCTTCTACTACTCGATTCGTATCATACATAATAAGACATGAAAATAAGAATACTGAAATTGCACTAATCTTATCATGGTATTTTTTTTTTAGAAAAACTTGATCGATGATTCTGAATAATAATACAAAGATTAATCCAAAGAATAATATTGTAATGAATGATTCATTCATATATTGTGGGAACTTTAACGCAATGATTACACATAAAACAATGATAACCATCATCTTTTGTAATGTTTCTTCAATGACTTCCTTATCTATTTTTTGAAGATAGAACCTTTGTAAATAGGCCATAATTAACAGAATTGCTAAAAATATAAAATGTTGAATGGTTTTATCCTTAACATATACAATCGAAACTACTAATAGAAATAAAGCCAATGATAATCCTATAACTACACTTTTTTGAACTTGAATATTTTTATCTTCATATACCTTCATAGCTGTAAAGTATATTGAAAAACTTGTTAATAAATACAAGAAATAATTGATAATAAAACGATTACAGGTTGGTTTCCCTCCTTCAAAAGCAGAGAAATAAGTTGTTCCAAGTAATACAGGTGTTAATAATTGAAAAAATTTATCAGGTAGTTCCATTTATTATTATTAATTATTAAAATTTGAAGTTTTATTATTTATTAAATACAATAGAATGTCAAACATACTTATCCTTGATTTTGAAACAACAGGATTAAACCCATATTTAAATGATGTGATTGAGGTGGCAATTAAAAAATATGGTTCAGATGATTATTACCAAACATTAGTTAAACCCAAAAAATTACCAAGGGGATTAGTAAGTTATATCCCACCCCATATTACAAATATAACCAATATTACAGATACAATGATTCATAATAATTCGGTTAAAAAAGAAAAAGCTGTCTACACTATGTTTAACTATATTGAAAAAACCTGTAATAATGAAGATCCTATTTACCTTGTCGCCCATAATGGAACCACATTTGATTTTATCATATTTCGTAAGTTATTTCAAGAGTTTTGTAATCGTTCAAAGTTTACACGATTTAAGAATAATCTAATGAAACGTATTAAATACATTGATACACTTCTACTCGCAAAACTATATACTTCAGATAAGGAAAGGTTAAGTCAACAAAAGTTATGTTCCAAATATAATATAGTCAATGATAGTGAACATAGAGCTTTAGGAGATATTATGGCCTTAGAAAAACTATATGAACATCTATGTTTCAATTGTTCAAAAGCATTTAAAAAAGAAGATAACTATATGTTAGAGAATCCTGACGAAATAATTCGCCGTTGTTTCCTATAGATTTATGGTCTTGACCTCAACGCATTAAGGTTATTTAATAAACTTTTCCATGATTGTTGTAATGACTCTTTTTTACCATTATTTGTATCACCACTAAATCTCCATGATAATTCGTTAATCTCATTTAATGTTATATCAATTTTTTTTTTATCACATACTTTTTGAATAAAATGAGACATCTCACTATTATTTGATAAATCTTGAATTTTTTCAAAACCAAATTCTGTAACCGAAACAATATCTCCTGTTACTTTTCCAAGATTTTTTATATGACTTAATACCTCCCTTCCATAGTTCCTCATTGTAGGTGATAATAAAGGTAGTAAATACCCAACAAAGATGATATAGAGACCATTATTTGTTAGATCTTCGCAGTCTATTCCACTATCCCACGAGCTTGATGAATAATCAGTTATATTGTCCATTTAATAAGGATATTACTTCATTTTTTTAAATATTAATAGATTCAATATATAAAATAGAAGTATTATTTGAATCACAAATAGTAATTTTGGAACCCGTTGTAGAGAAGGACTAATACCTTTTTTTATTTTTTCAACACGAGAATTTAACAAATAAGAAATACACAAAAATATTAAACTCAATGATAAGATAATCCGATGGATTAGTATTTTCGGAAATGTTTTTGCATAAGTTAAACATATAAATGATAAACTAATAAATAAACTAATATTCCTTAATAAAGAATGAAATAGTAATTCTTCATCCATTTTACTATATAATATATAATAAAGTTATTCTATAATAATAATTTCTATAGTAGAATTAATGGAAACAGATCAATTATTAATATCATTAATGCAAGTATTCATAGCTCAAATGGATTCAGCCCTCAAGATATCAACAATAATATCAGAACATTCAAATGAAAAAGAAATGTCTCCAGATTCATTAGTCATTGGATTAGTCTATCGTTTAATGATATCAATGGAAGACGAAGAAATGAATGAATCAATGGAAAAAGCTAAAAATATACTCAATAAAGAATCAAGTAGTGAAGATGAACTGAGTGAAGATGAACTAAACGAAAGAGAATCTATACATGAAGAAGGTGAAATTCAACCAAGAATGATAAAAACAAATAATTGTAATTGTAATATTTGTGCTAAAGCAAGAGCCTGTATTTTAAACTATAGAAATTATGAAGTAAATGATCAATTAGCACAAAAGTTTAAAGATGCGATTGATAATACATGTAAAGTCCATAGATTAATTATTAATTAATATTATATATTATATTATAATATAATATATCTATGGGTGATTGTTCCACGTTTGATTGTTCCGATTACCATATGAACCTTACCCCAATACCACTATCTATAAGTTGTCAAGGAGAAGCATGCACTCCTGAACTGTGTTGTACAGTTACTCCACAAACGTGTGAAGGTTTTGACTGTTCTAACCATATTAATGAATTAAGTCGGCAACCAGCTACTATATCATGTTCAGGGACAGTATGTACTGAAGGGGAATGTTGTAATGTAGTTCCTCAAACATGTAAAGATTTTGATTGTTCGAAACATGAAAATGATTTAAGTTTAACAGCAGAGGCCCTTAAATGTTCTGGTGGTAATTGTACGGAAGAAGAATGTTGTACGGTTATCCCTGGATTATCTATTCCAACAAATAATAGATCTAGAAGTCAACTCATTGAAGATGTTAGTTCATTAAAACAAGTTATAAAAAACCTTAAAAAAGATGTTGAAATTCTAAATGATGAACATAAACCTTTACTTTCATTCATTTTTGATTACGAAGAAGGAGAGAAATTAATTGAGGAATTTCAAAATAACAACAATAGTTTATTCTTCATTATTGGGGTTACCATTCTTATTTATTTCCTTCTAACTTATAAAAAATAAAATTAAATTTGATTAAATATTAAGGTAAAAGTTACGTAATAAAAATAGAATGGAAGATTTAGAACTACAACAATGTAAAGGGGGATGTAAGCAGCTATTAAATAAAGAACTATTCGGTGTCAATGATAAAACAAACAAGGAATATAAACATTGTATTCAATGTAGAGAGAAAAAAAAGAGGGTGAAAGAAAAAATTATTTATGAAGAAAATAATACTATTAATAAAGATATGGAAGATAAAAAGAAAAGGGAAAATAGACCATCAATTAGTCTTCAAAAACAACAGATTGTTTTAAAAGAACAGGACTATAAATGTCGTGGTCCTCTTAAAAATGATAATAATGAATATGAATGTGATATGAATGTTAATAAAAAACGGTTTAGTGATAAAAAATCTTCTGAACCACAGTTTGACCATATTATAAGATGGAAAGAGGGTGGTAATGGATTAGAAAATATACAAGCTCTATGTGCTAGTTGTCATTTAATGAAAACAAGTATGGAAAATATTATGAATGAAGATAGAGAGTGTCGTTCTGAAAGGGTAAATATAATTCTAAAATCTTTATCAAGACCGAAATATCAAGAGAATGAAAATAATGATTCAGACTCAGACTCAGATGATGAATATTTGTATAATAGAATTTTCAGTAGACCGTAGTTAAAGGGATATTAATATTATTCGTTTTATAATGATTCATTTTTTATTACATTATAATAATATTATGTTATCTATCGTATGCACTATTAATAATGATTATGAAGTTAATATAGATAAATGGTTAGATTATTATTTTACTATTGGAATTCGTTATATATTCTTTATGGGATCTAATAATCCAAGTAATAAAATGATACATATCTTCTCAAAAAAGAAAGACATAACAGAGAATACTATTCGTAACTATATGAAAAAAAACTATAGTCCCCGTTGTATTCATTGTTATATACATATGAAAATAGGAGAATACCTAAACATTCAACCTATATTAGATAATGGTAAGTATAATTATTTTTCTTGGTGCAATAATAGAAAAGATTCATTCTATGTACTATCATATGATAATAAACCTAGGATATGTCGTTTTATTTTAGATAACAAAAAACCAGTTGAATTTGATTCAAGTATTTCAATCCAACGATTAATGCCTCAAATTGATCGTTCCCGCCCTTGTATTAAGGACTTAACAAACTGTAAGTTAAGTAGCTCTCTATATACAGTCCAGATGGAAGATGGTAGTTTTAATATAGAAAGAGCACATACTATATTTAAGAAATTTGGATTTGTAATTGTTAAGGCAGCTATTCCAACTGATGTAATGGAAGAAGTTGCAAATCATGCAAATAGTATTATTCATAAATATCGTAGTGAAATAGTCCAATACTATGAGGATGGAACTTCATTTGATGTAAATGATAAATCAACTGAAATAGCATGTCGCCCTGGGAGCCGTATTATGATAAAAACAGAAACTGAAAAGCCATTTACAAATCCTAAATTAATCGCAAATGAAGAATTAATTGAATTAATAAAACTTAATTTAGATGGAACAAGGATTGAAATAGGGACAATGGCGGCTATCTCTGCATTACCAAAAACAGATTATCAACATTGGCACCGCGATGTTCCAATTGTTTTCCCTAGCTTACAACAGAAAATGCAACTACCAGCTCAAGGTTTAATTATGGTGGCGGGTATCGAAGAAGTACCATTGAAAAAAGGACCCACTAATTTTATACCTTCTTCAAATATTTTAGATACTCAAATGAATAGTATCCGCATTGGTAATTGGACTATGGATAATATATCATGTGAAGTGAATGGTTATTGTGTCCCTGAACTTGACTGCGGAGATATTTTAATGTTCGATCTAAGGACGCTACATCGAGGAGGGGAAAATAATAGTAACGATTGGAGGACGATTATGTATATTACATATGTAAATGAATGGTATATTGATAGAATAAATTTTAATACCAAACAAACTAAAGAATTTGATGATATAGAAGAAGAAAGTCAATTATTATTATCCCGTATAGACCACGAAACATATATTAAAAAATTAGAAGGTAATTGTGATGAAAATAATATACCTATTTCAGAATCAGATTATGAACATGGTCAAAGGCATGAATTAGTTAATTAACTAACTCATATGCTTTTTGGACATACGTATTTGCTAATACCTCTAACGCAGGATATTTAATATTTGGAAAATTAATATATAAACCGGCAATATCAGATTCAATTTCATTCACAAAATAATTTGCTGATTTATGTTGTTTATTTTTTTTACAACAAGCAAAATCAATACGAATTAGAACAGGTAATGTCTTCTTCCCATGAAAATTTATCTTAGGCAATACTTCAAATATTTTTTTTCCAATCTTTTCACATTGATTTAATACACTTGTATCTATAACCTCCTTAACTACATACTCATCATCCGGGGATGTAGCACCAGGTGTATTTACAGCATAAGATAATTTACCATCAATCCAAAATGTTTTAATTTCACCATATTTTGTGAATCCATCAATTTTTTCTTGAACTAAATATTCATCATAGTATTGATTTTCTTCGTCAAAGTAAACCTGAAGAATGGAGGGATCTTGAATACATTCTTTTGTATTAAATATCCCCAATCCATATGCGATCGTTCCTCCAATTGGTTTAATAATAAAGTTATTCCATTTTTTATCTTTTACTTTGTTCAATAGAGTTTTAATTGAGGTATTCTTTTTAATAAAAACTGTAGGTGAAATAGGGATTTTGTTTCGTTCTAATAATTGTAAATATTCTTTCTTACTCCATAACAGTGACAGAAATGGATAGGATGGGAATACGTTATTTGTTTTTAGTTTATACATTTTATCTAATTTCTCTAACCCTTTTTGCCCTGAAAACTTCTTTACAGGAGGGTCGTCATTTATTGCATTAATAATATCATAACCGATAATAAAATTAATATTATTTTTTTTCAAACGTTGATTTGTTAACTCTTTTGGTGTAATGATATCAACTTGAAATCCAACAAACCGTTCTTTCATAAGAAATGCTAAAGCAATATCTGTATGGACGTTTCCATTTTCATAATATTTCTTAGGAACTAATTTATTAATATCCTTATTTAATGAAATTTCGTCATCCTTACCTGTAATAATTCCTATTTTCATATATATATATAATGTATCAATATTTAATAAATAGTCTATTAAATAATTTAAAAAATAAAAACAAAAGAATATAAATGAAAAAAAAAATCGAGAAATCTTTCCTCGAATTGAATGAAGAATATTTACTAATTTATATGAGATATCTGAAAGAAGCGAATGTATGGGGAAGTTCAGGTCAATACTGGTTAGCTAAAGAAACAAATAATAGAGCATTGGCGCTTCTTAATGGAAATATTGAAGATGGATTAAAACCTATTCGTAGTGAGAAATTATACTTCCATAAAGGTAAACATTAACTTTTTGTATCCTTTTTATTATCATTCTTATCATTACCATTATCATAATTAATACATCCTTTTATTCTTATAAAATCCCTTGATTCATATTGTTCATCGTATGGGATTCTAAAGAAGGAAGGTGGTGGAGTTAATCCTTTAATTGGATCCACCTTTATCCTTTTATTCTGCTTTAATATATTATTTGTAAATAATCTTTGAAAAACTCTCATATTAGTATATATAATTATGGTATTTTTAAATTTATTTTTTGGTTAATTCTTTCACTTTTTGTTCTAATTCTTGAATCATTTGTCGTTGTTCAATGATTTTTTTCTTATATAACCGTAAAATATCCTTATCATTACTATTTAATGTTTCCCCTTCTTTTTTTATATGTTTATTCGTAAATGTATCTCCACCTTGAAGGTCATATAGTTTTAATTCTGCATATTCCATTATATTTAATATATTTAATATACTATATAAAAATATAATTATTATCAATAAGAAACATGGAGGATACCGAACCATTTACTCGTTTATTCATTGCTTCTTCTGAAATATTTTCAGATTTTCAGATGGATATATCATTGTATAATGTATCTACAATTGACGATATTATTAAGATATTTACAGATGAAATTCATCTAATTCTAAAAAAAAACAATTTGACTAACCTTATTAATATACTGAATGAAAAAAAATTCCATATCCATTCATATACAATTGAAGATATTTTAACATCTAATGCTGAGGATTGTTTTTATATTTGCGATCATTGTTGAAGATGTTATTAAACCTTTCAAGAAACCTTTTTGCGGTTGGTCTTTTTTTATAGTTTAATGAAATAGAATCCCTTAACAACTTACCAAAACGTTTATTATTCGCTTCTATCTTTCGTAAACCAGAGAATGCTTCCCTTCGACAACCATTAAAATCATCTTTATCAATCCAAATATCTCCATTCCATAATTCAATGATTGTAATACCCATTGAATAAACATCTGAACGGTAACACATTTCATAATTATCCTGTTCAGGAGCTCGATAACCAACAGTGCCACATTTATAATAGATTTCAATACAATCATCTGTTTCTGTAGTATATGCCATCCCGAAATCAACCAACTTTAAGATTTGCTTCTTCAAACAATATTGAAGAACCATATTGTTTGTTTTTATATCTCCATGAATAATACCATGACTATGTAATTCTTTCACACCTTCAACCATAGACTTTGTAATCCTTATTTTCTGTGATTCAGGTAATTCATAACACCAATAGGTATTATAATCTTCATTATAATAAATGTAATTGTTTTTGGGTTTTGGAACTAATTTATTAGAGATTAAGTATGATGGGGTCCATTTAGCAACTTCTTGTATATAATCATATAGATCTCCATGGGAAACCAAGTATTCCATAAGTAATAATATATCATATGATTCATCCTTCTGAATATAACCAACACCATGAACTTGAACTGAATGTTTCACCCCTTTTAAACTGTATGCTATATCTAATTCTGATATAAATTCATCATCGATATCAGATCTATCCTCATATACCTTCGCAGCATATTTGGTATCATCTATTTTAATGAGGTATACATTTGCATTTGCGCCTTTACCTAATAACTTCCCCAATGAAACCCCTTTACAGTCATAGGTTAAAAAAGGAGATTTTTCTTGAAGTTCTTCAATAGTAAACATACTTTATTAGGTTTTAAAAAAAATAAATTCAAATTTAAAAAAAAATTATTATTAATTATCATTAATTAATCATTATCAGGTCAAAGCAATATATTTATTCATCATTTACCATACCATTTTCCTCTTCGAAAGCTGCCTTCGCCTTTTCACCCCATTCCACCTTCTCTTCCTTACTTAGCTTCTTCCACTCTCCAGATGCAACTGATAGGAAGTTCTGATTATCACCCATTTCCTTAATCATTTCATTAAACTTCTCCTTATTTACCTTTCCGAAGTAGGTATAACCTGAAAGAGGCTTCTTCTTCTTAGGCTTCTTCTCCTTCTTCTTTACCTTCATATCTCCGGACTTGTAGTCTCCAAAAAGCTCCTTCATAACGGTTTCATGATTGAAATCATCTGAACCAACAACCTTCCCTTCAAACTTTTCAAGGAGGATATTCACAATACCATCAGTATACTGCAGAGCCATATCCATAACCTGGGAAGACATCCCTTCTTTTGCTTTTTTTGCTTCTTTTGCTTCTTTTGCTTCTTTTGCTTCTTTTGCTTCTTTTGCTTCTTTTGCTTCTTTTGCTTCTTTTGCTTTTTTTGCTTCTTTTGCTTCTTTTGCTTCTTTTGTTTCTTTTACTTCTTTTTGTTGTTTACTTTCTCCTTCAAGCCAAGTTTCAAATTTTGTGGAAGAAATACGTATGCCTTTATCATTAAATAAATTATTATTATGGTCTTTATATATAAAAGATCCATCAATTTCTATTCTTTGTAATGAAATACTATCATATGATTCATCTAGATCTTCCATAGTTCTTGGTAATTAATTTTAATAAAAATTCAATTTTAGTAATATTTTTTACATTTTTTTTTAATATCCTTGGGAGGAGTTAATCCTCTCTTCTTATAGATACTTGATGTACATATAGGATATTCTAAACCTTCTTCATATTCTTTAGAATATTTTAATGATTTAATACATTTACAATAATTTATGAAAAGGGCATGATCTATTTGCTTCTTTTCTTTTTTTGACATCCTTCTCTTCGTTTTCTTTTTATGAAGTAATTTTTTATATTTCTTCTTGGAAACAATACGCGCCTTCTTTATACTCATTCGTTTCTTATTTTTCATTATAAGATAAAAAATATTTTATTTATAAATCATACTTTAATAACATTTATTTATTATATTTCTTAATATTCAATTGATGCTTTTCTTCTGCTTCTTCATCTTCAAAATTAATCCCACCCTTACCATCAGATTGACCGATTGGTGAATAATCTTCAGGATCCATGATTTCGTTATCCTTGATTTCATAGGGAACGTTATCGACAATGTATATTACTTCCCCTTCATCCTCTTCTTCTTCCCCCTTATTCCCCTCACTGTCAATGGCATCCTCCAATCCCTTCACCTTCTCTTTCTCTTTCTCTTTTTCTTTCTCTTCAAGAAGAAGAAGAATTTCCTCCTTCGTAAGCTCATGCTTTTGAATCTTTTTCTTCTTATTCTTTGACCCCTTTGGTCGACCTCTTTTCTTCTTTTCACCACTGCTTTCCTTCTTTTGAGATGTTTTCTTAACGAGTGTGATTTCATTACCTTCTTTGTCAGTCCTCCAATGATGTTCAACGCCATTCCAAACAGGGGTTTCTGGGCGAGGTTCATGAATCATACCAAGCCACCATCCTCCATTATCATTGAATTTGGTAAGGTGTCTTGAACAGAGGCATTCACCATCAACCTTTATGAAGTTACATTGGATATTATCATATCCTTCCTTCCAGATACGGGCATCACATTTTGTAGTGTCAATGATACCCGCTCTTTCTTCAGTTGTCTTCTTCTTCGAACCCTTCTTCGTGGAAAGTTTTTGGATGTCTTCATCCTCAAGAATCGTTGGGATTTCTATTTCTTGAATCCAACCCTTCTTTGCAAGAAGCTCAAGTGTTTCAGCAATATTCATTGTTTTCACCTTTCTCTACTTTTTATATTAAACTTATCATCCAAAATAAAAATTCAAATTTAAAATAATATGATAAGGAGTTCATTTATTTATTCTTATCATAATGAAATAGATTCATTTGTTTCGCATGATACTCCTCTGTCGAGATACAATGATCTTGAAATCGGTTCAGAGGATATTTCTTAATATCGACTGGATGATATCTGTATTGATTGGTGACATCGCGTTTCTTAAGGTTATTCTTTGTAGGGTCTCTCATAAACTTAAATCCATTTGTACAGAAGACATATTTATTATTCTTTAGAATTGGTTCAAAGAAGGATACAATATCTTCATCAGTCCAGTGTTGAATCACATCTTTAATAATAATTAAATCGTAATCCTTTGGAAGATAACCTTTTCCAATGACTTTGTGTTCAAATGTAATATTATCTTTCGTGAACTTTTCTTGATTCTTTTTTACCACATCAGGAATACAATCGATTCCTAAATATTTTTTCCCTGAAAAGTCAATATGCTGACTAAACTCCCAATCTCCACACCCTACATCACAGATCGTATGGATTTCCTTTTCTTCAATGACGTTTTGAAGTTTTTCAATATACTTCTTATTGTTACGAGACATTTTCGATCCTGTCCCACTCCCTCCTCCCCAGATATTCTTTTTGTGAATATTTTTAAATGCCTCTTCCATAACGATATATAGATAAAAAGATAAATATTCTTACAAATAGACGAAGGATTAGATACTTACATCTACACTTCCTTAAGAGTCTGAATAATCTCCTCAACATCTGTGAGAGGGATATTCATAAAAAAAAATCGTTTATTTTTTTTTGTCTTTATTTATTCTTTATTCCCTTTATTCTTGAATCAAAGGTTGGACCACCAATGACCACTAGTCCTCTCACTATTGGGGATAGGGCCCCTCCAGAACTGTTCGGTGTTCGCCATACATTCACTTTCCTTCATGTGAAGGTCTTCTTCAGGAACACCACCCTTCTTCATTTCTGAGAGTTCATTCCACATTTCTTTCACCTCTGAGGGAAGGCCGTTCCATTGATTTGCGAGTTCTGTGATATAATTGGATTCATTTCTATTAGAGATCTGTTTGATATTCTCCTTATTAAGCTTACCGAAAAGGTTATATCCTGAGAGGGATTTAGGTTTCCTTGCCTTAACTTTCTCCTGTTCAAGAAAGAAAGTCTGAAGAGATGCTTCGATCGCCCGTTCATCCTCTTCTTTTTCGATGTCTTCTTTGGAAGATGTCCGTAGTTCTGGAGTTGTTTGAGTAGACATCTCTCTCTTGACAGAACACTGATCGATAATAGAAGAACACAAACTAAACATCATCTCCTCCTTCTCCTCAGAGATTTCCTTACCCTGAGCAAGGGTCTGGATCATCATTTTAAAATCACTCCGTGACATCTTTCACTTAGCAGAATCCGTAGTTTTTTGTTTACTTATCCTTTTGAACAGAGTTTCAAATTTTGAAAGGAACCTATGAACTCATAAAAAAAGTGGATTTATTTTTTTGGTTTTTGGTTTTCTATTTCGTTTTTTTTGTCTTTGTCTTCATTATGAAGAACTCTTATTTAGGATTGTGTGCGTGTCAATTGTAAGACTCTCTAATCTCAATGTTTGCCTCTTCAAACGTTGACACCCTTGGTTCGCGCAGCATGATGTTTGCCTCTTCAAACGTTGACCCCTTTGATTCGCGCAGCATGATGTTTGCTTGGGCGAACACCGACGACTGCATCTCACGCGCCACAGGTCTCATTTTGTAAAGTGTTTTATACTTCTTTTCACCTTCTAGAGGTTCGGGGAGTTCCACCCACTCCTCAACATGGATAGACCACCCTTCTTCCCTTCCTCTGGGAGACACCTCTCCGGGTGCTTCTACAGGAGAGATACCTTTATGGGCAACTGCTCCATCTATACCCATCGGATGCTCCTTCAAGATTCCAGAATGTGTAAGGCCTTTTCCTTTAAGGAATAAGTATACCCTATCTCCGGGCTTTGCTTCCTTCTTGAATTTTTCAATCTGATGATGACGTGAATGTGCCGTCAAACGTTTCCCGCTCAGTTCATAGTGCTTTTTAGTTGCCCCAAAGATACAGGCGATGGGTTGACCACCTCGTTCTGTCCACTTCTTATGGTTTTTCCTGGCGTCAGAAGGCTTGGATGCGCAGGCAATCTGCCAATCGGCGGTGGTCATGATCCCGTTCTTCCGTGGGTTTTTGTTTACTACTCCTTCCTCAAACAGAGTTTCAAATTTTGGGAGGAGGTCGCTTCTTCCGCGGGTTTTTGTTTACTACTCCTTCCTCAAACAGAGTTTCAAATTTTGGGAGGAGGTCGCTTCTTCCGTGGGTTTTTGTTTACTACTCCTTCCTCAAACAGAGTTTCAAATTTTGGGAGGAGGTCGCTTCTTCCGTAAAAAAAAGTGGGTTTATTTTTTTGGTTTTTGGTTTTCTTTTTTTTTGTCTTTGTCTTAGTATTTAAGGATCTTCACACATGCGAAGGGACAAGCAAGATCTGCTTCCTTCAGTCGAACGATCATCGTCACCTCCTCACCAACCTTTGGAAGATGAGAAGTGAACTTGAGATCGATGTAGATTGCTCCTTTATCACACCGAGCTGTATGATAGTTCATTCCATTATGGGTCACTACAGCCTTAACGACCATCTTATTCTCAGCATCAAGGACGTCGAAAGTCTTGTCTGGGCCAAGTCTCACAGAGGGGGTCCGCTGTTCGGGAAGGATGACATAACCACAGAAGAGGGTTATTTTCTGTGAACGAGCTTCAGCCAAATCTTCCCACGGAGGGTAAGTATCTACGAATCCTTGATGCCAATCCCCATCAAGGAAAATTCTCGCAGAACCATCTTCAAGAATTTCTTGCCACTTTCCGATCCCCCAGTGAACATCTTGACGTGGAACGAGATATTCTCCACCGATCTGAGGAGACTTCGCCTGTGATTCAAGGAGTAGTTCCTTCTCCTGAACTTCCGTAACCCACTTGTCCCAGTCTTCGATCATCACTTCAGAGTCAAGGTAAGGGATACTTTCTTTGAACTCTGGGTCAGTTACTATACCAAACCATCCTTCACCACCATTGGATTCCCTAATGGTCTTGTAATCTTCTAGGAGCTTGCTCTCTTCAGGTGTGAGGGGAACATTGGCATTGGAAATTTTTCCGGGGAGCTGATGGTGCTCGTGGATGACAAGTCCGTAGTCTCCTGGATTCTTCTTCTGGTCTTCTTCGAAGAACACTTTGAGATTGTGGAACTCTCCGGAGGTCAGAGGGCGGGGACCGAAGTATGACGCATACGAACACATTCTGTTTCTTTTCTCTATTATCTTTTCTGTTACTATCTTTTTTCAAACAGAGTTTCAAATTTTAGGAAAGACATCGTTCTCAGAGAAGGGTGTTCCCAAAATTTGAAAGTTCGTTTGAAGAAGACCTAGTAATTAAAAAAACCACAGAAGAACAACCTCTGGTCTCCATCAGACTGCTCTTCTCAAAATTTGAAACTCTGTTTGAGAAAGACATCCAACAAACAATCCTTGAACCGTTCTCCCTCTGAACGATGTCTGCGATCTCCATTGCCCAGAAGACCCTCGCATCCGGCTCCCCGGCCAACGACCCTCGCCTCCTCTTCGAGGTCTTGAAGAAGAAGTATGAGGGGCTCCCAGAGGTGGAGGAGATGCTTCAGGACCCCGAACTCACCTGTCATTTCATTAAGCCCAAGAGTAAGAAGGCAACTCCGCCTCCTGAAGAGAGGAGGGGTGTCATCAATGAACACAAGTGTGATGCCCGTGTCTGGAAGGAGAAGCCCCGTTCAGGAGGCCTGGGATACGACAACATCCAGTGTTCTTCGAAGAAGGTCGACGGGTGCGATGGCCTCTGTAAGAAACACTTCAAGCTCTTCAACGAAGGCAAGATGTGGCTCGGGAAGGTGACTGAAGAACGACCGAAGAATCCTGTCCATCCGACAGCTGGACCCAAGATGTGGTCGACGGATGAAGATGGGAATGAAGTCGAGAAGGAGAGGAAGAGGAAGACTTCGCCAAAGAAGTCGTCCCCAAAGAAGAAGAAGGAGAAGAAGGAGAAGAAGAGTTTCAGTGAGGAGGAGCTCCTGAAAATGCTTGCCGATGTTCGAGCGAAGGAGCAAGAAGCTGAGGAGAAGGAGCCAGTGAAGGAGAAGGAGCCAGTGAAGGAGAAGGAGCCCGAGCCAGAGCCCGAGCCAGAGCCCGAGGCTCCGGTGGAGTCGGAAGATGAAGATGAGGACGAGGTTAAGATCGTTGAAATTGACGGCGTCGAGTATCAACACAACACGGAAGACGGGAGGATGATCCGAACGATTGACTTCACAGAAGTTGGGACGTGGAACGATGACACAGGAGAGATCGACTTCGATGAAGATGAAGACGAGTAAAGTGTATGTGAACCTTAATAAAAAAAAAAGAGTATAAGACTAAATACAATAAACCATATCACACGCCGCCTGCTTTTTTTTTATGAGATCCTTTTTTAAAAATTTGAAAGATGATTTTACAAGGAAAAGTAAAGTTAAAAAGAATACCGAAGAACTACTGAGAATACAATTTCTTCTGACAGCGTCGTCAAGTCTACTATACGTATGGACTTGTCAACGATTAAGAATGAGCTCTACACATTTGCCAGTCCCGAAGAGAGAGAGGGTATAAAGAAGGCTTCCGAAATTCAAGGGCTGGGCGAAGAAATACTTCGCAACCTTCATGAGAAACGGAAAAGTCAATATCCAAAGGAGAAGGAAAGACTCCTTATTGAACAACAAGAGAAGAAGTGGAAAGAGGAAAAAAGGCGTGCTGCCTCGCATTCTGTAGCTTACTGGGAAAATTACAGGGGACTACAGGAAATCCTTGGATACGAGATGATTGATGATTGTGCAAACGGTGCCCACAACAAAACATTCCGGTTCTGTAGAGATGTTCTCCCGATTATCCATAAGGCACTGGTACAATACCGTGAATCTGTGGTAAAAGGAGTTAAGTTTGAATACATCACATTTCCTGAAGATGAAGACGAGGTTAAGGTCGTTGAAATTGACGGTGTCGAGTATCTACACAACACGGAAGACGGGAGGATGATCCGAACGAATGACTACTCAGAAGTTGGGACGTGGAACGATGACACAGGAGAGATTGAATTTGATGAAGAGGAAGATGAAGATGTAGATGAAGAAGAGGTTAAGATCGTTGAAATTGACGGCGTCGAGTATCAACACAACACGGTAGACGGGAGGATGATCCGAACTGATGATTTCTCAGAAGTTGGGACGTGGAACGATGACACAGGAGAGATTGACTTTGATGAAGAGGAAGAGAAAGATGTAGATGAAGAAGAGGTTAAGGTCGTTGAAATTGACGGTGTCGAGTATCGGCACCACGCGCAACATGTCGGAAGGATGGTCCGACTGGATCCTCATGGAATTCAAACAGAAGTTGGGACGTGGAACGACGGCACAGGAGAGATCGACTTCGATGTAGATGAAGACGAGTAAAGTGTATGTGAACCCTAATAAAAAAATAATTGTATGTTTAGTATTCCCCATTTATCACTTTCTTTAGAGTAGCCGAACTGATCACAATTGAATGGTCTAGTTCAATTTTTTTTAAGATATCCTTCTGTGATAAATGTTTATGTTCTCCATAGAAATGTTCAATTATTTGAACCTGTTCATCATTTAATTTTTTTTTTCGGGATGATACTTTTTTTTCTGAATGATACCATTTTAAAACTTTTCCACGACTAGTCTCTTTCCATCCTTCAACGATAATCTCCTTATTGGTGACCTTTAAATGGCAAACATTACACAATGGAACAAGGTTATGTTTAATATTCTTATGATGATGATCTATCATATTATTTTGATCTGCATATTGTTGGTCTTCAATATGATGAGTTTCTAAATTATCTTTCTTATGACATATCTTACACTCATCCATGTAAACGTTTGGATTATATTGTGATAATTTTGTATTATAAATAGGATTTTTTTCTAATTTATTTTGGATATTTTTCGCAAATGAAATAAACTCTTTTGACATTCCCATAGCTTCACATACTTTCAATCCATAGATCGATGGACCTGAACCTTTTGCTAACTTACGATCATAAATTAAAACATCATTTTCTTTATCATAATCGATTTTTAAATGGTAGATTTCCAGATTTTGTAAGGTTTTAATTTCCTCTAACTCAGTTAATTGATGAAGGTGTGATGTAAAAATAAAAGAAGACTTCCTTTTACATAGCATTGTAAGGCCAGAAGCAATGATAGATAATCCTGAGATACTTTCAGTTCCTGAACATAACTCATCACCTAATACAAGAGATGCTTTATCTGCTCGATTAAGGATACTTTTTAGCTCTTGAATTTCAACTGCGAAGGAAGATTGTGAACGAAATATATTATCGTTATTTAAAATCCGTGTAAATATCTGAGTATATGGTTTATAAATAAACTTTTTTGAAGGGACAAATAAACCCGCCTGTGCCATAATGATATTTAATCCTATTGCTTTCATAAATGTAGATTTACCACATGCATTCGTTCCAAACAATAAGATGCCATCTTTATTATCTACTTTTCCTAAATGGATATCATTTGTAATATAAGGTGTTTCAGTATGTATTTTCTCAACAATAGGATGCCTTACTTCTTCACAATCAATAAAACTTTTCTCTGATTCTGTAATAGTTGGACGATAATAACCGTTCTGGATGGATAATTTTGCTCCCGAACAATAACAATCTATTTCAGATAAAAAGAAATAAAACTTTTTAAGGGATGTATTATACTTATTATAAAGATATTTCACTTTATTATTCCATTCACTTCTATTTAACCGTTCAACCATATCTTGAACTTTGATTAACTTTTTTGATACTTCTCTACAGTAATCAAATAATATTATTGTTGATGAACCATCTTTCTTCTTATATGAAAAATCAGATTTAAAAAATGATGCGATTACTTTATCATCTTCATTACGAACATGTATTGAATTTCCATTTAAGTTTGTAAGCCTCTCTTTGAAAGTAGTTGCCCTCTTATTTGTACAGTAGAAAAACCATTCATTACGATCATCATAATCAAGCTTAATACTATTTTCGGAACTATCAAGTAACCCTGACAACCTTTTTCCAACGGATTGAAGGATACCATAATATTCATTTGTAAGGTTTTCATACGAATCAAGGTCTGTATGGATCCCTTTATGGAGTATTGATCTTTGGAGGTTTGAACTTTGTGAAAGGTTATGAAAAATGAAAATAGATTTACATTCATTATAAAACTCCCTAAATGTGTTAATTATATCACTGTCAAAACAGTCTATAATATTTCTTTCTTCATCAAGTATGGATAGAACATTATTTACATACTCAAATGACAATGAATCTGAAAAAAAATCAGGAGGGTCTAATAAACCTAGTCCCATTTTCCTTAATGATTTTTCTAGATCAGATACCTTTTTTAATGAAGATTGTATTTTTTCATAAAAGTCCCCCTTACGAAACTTATCAATAAAATCATATCTTTGATTAATTATAAGAGGATTAATTGATGGATATAATAATCTCTCTTTAAACAACCGCCTTCCCATAGGAGTTACACATAGATTACAAACAGAAAGCAATGATTCATTCTTCCCTTTAAAATAAGAATAATTATTAATTACATTTAATTGACGTATTGAATTCGATGTTAAACAAAGACATTGATTATCATTTATCAATTCAGGTATTTCAATATTCTGTAATGTTTCGGCTATGTGGTCTTTAATATACTGTAATAAATATATATATGATATTACTAATTCTGGTTTCATTTCAAGATCAAAATGTTCGATTGGTGTCATCATAACACTTAAGTGAAATATCTTTTGTAGGAATTCGTTCTGAAATGGTGCTTTTAGATAATTTTTATCATTATAATGATTAATTTGTATTGAACTATGATGAATATCCCATTTTTGAATAATATCGTTCTGTGATAATAAAAACCCCTTGAGATGAAATAATAATTCTGAAGGATTATAAAAATGTATATATCTCCCTATTTCATCAATCCATAATTGACTATCATCAATCTTACTAATTATATAGTGTAGATAGTTCTTCCCGGTTGAAAGGTCTATCACAGAAATCCCTGTAATATAGATAACTTTCGTCATATTTTCATTTCTTTCAATATAGATGGACATTAAATAATGACTATCCTGTTGATTATAACTATCAATTGCTGTTCCAGGAGATATAACACGAGTAACCCCCCTTTCTGGATTTGGGGGAGGTGTTATTTGTTCTACAATAACTACAGTATAATTATTATTCAGTAAAATATTCTCATACTTCTGTATGACAGATAGAGGAAATCCGGCTAATAGACAGTTACTATATGAAATTTCTGGATTCTTCTTATTCTGTTTTGTAACTTGTAATGCATTATTCAAAACATTTTGACATATATGATATATATCAGGTCCAATATTTATTTCATCATTCATTATAGAAAAAATATTAAAATGACTTCCGGTCTGCATAAGGACAACTGTATTTTCTCCATATTTTTTTACATACTGATTATGGTAATCAATATATCTCTTTGTATGGTGATTTGTTTCCATTTTATATAGTTATATATCCTTTTTTTAATAAACTATATAAATATATAATTATTTCTTTATATATATATGAATGGTGAAGAACAATCAAATTATTTAAATACGTATAATAATGGATATGATCAACGCGAATATGGTGGATATAATTCTACCTATGAAGCAAATATAGATGTTTTTCTACCTATTTACATGCTACTTATGATGATTTCCTGTTGTTTGGCGGCGAACTTACACGAATACTATAGTAATAAAAGAATAACACCTATAAGGAAACCATTGATATTAAATAATAAAGAAGTGAAAGATAATGAATTACTCAAAGAAGGTTGTGTAATATGTTTGGAAAAGTATCAAAAAAAAGAAAAAGTAATTACATTAAGGTGTAATCATATGTTTCATCAAACTTGTATTGAGGAATGGTTTAAGAATGGAAAATCATGTCCTCTTTGTAGGTTTTCTTTATTGTAGATATCTCTTACAGAGTTCAATATAATTCCATTCTTCATTCCATGCTATATATTTTAAGAGATGAATATTTTGTAGTCGGATAATTATCGATATTTTCTCGAGTGTATCCATCATATAATATTACTTGTATTTAAAAAAAAATCAAATTTATATATATTATGTTGGATAGATTACCAGATGAAATTTTGATTATAATCATTCACTATGCCTGTTCTAAACCAACCGAATATCTGTCATTGATGAGTATTAATAAATGTATATATACTAGTATCTATCAATTAAATAATATATATGAATGTGATGATCATAGTTATGATAAAGATATAAATCCAATTTGTAAAAATAATATATCATCACTGAATACATTTCAATGGCTTTTCAAGAATAAAGTTAAATTATCATTAGATAATATAAAAGAATTAATTATATGTAATCGATATGATGTTTTCATCAATGGATTAACGAATGAATACTTTTTAAAAATTATATTTAATCGATTTTACCTCTATATAGAACATGATAATGATATTTTCTCATTAATTACTACAAAAAATCCTTTAATACTGGCCGGTATATATAATCGTATCGAAATTATAAAGTTATTATTGGATAAAACTAGAAATATAGTAAATCCCTATATTAACCTTATCCCTTCACTATTAGATATTTCAATAAAATATAATCATAAAAACTTATTATCATATTTAATACTTAACTATTATAGTCGTATTTCTACAGTAATACAAACGAAGTTAAATACAATCATTAATCGTATCAGTAATTGCGAAGATATTTTATTCTATTTAATGATAAATAAAAAGATAAAATTAATGCAAAAACATTTTAGTAGCTTAATAGTGGTGAATTATAGTGACTTTTTTATAAAATACTATTCTTTGAATAATAATAATAATAATAATAATAATTCATTATTAGAAAAGTCTGTGGAAACAGGAAATATCAATATATTTAATTGTATCATGGATACCCATAATCCTTCTACAAAAGAATTTACGAAAGTAATCTATAAGAAGAATGAACTTCCTTCAAGTTTTTTAGATAATATTTATATTAAATATCTACATTTAATTGAAAAAAAAACGCCATTTATAAAATTATGTATTCAAAATGAAATGGAATCAAATAAAATCATTTCATTAATTCATCAAGGATTTGTATTTGATGATGAAGATATGAAATTGTCCCTCAATCAAAAAAAATATCAATTACTTGAGATAATGTGTAAAGAAAGAAATACAGTCTAACGCAATCTAGTAAATATTTCATCTGTTCCATATTGTCTTTGACCGACTTGTATTGCAGATTGAACTCCTGAATCTATTAATTGAGAGTTAATCCCCCCTTGTCTGATAATTTCCTCTACATTTCTTTCTACACAACATGTTTCATAACTATTACCCGAACGATCAATATTATAGGCATCATCCCTGAGTATCAAATTATTCCCTCCTAACGAACAATTAATATCTTCGATAGGATTTGTATTACCAATACATTTACCTGTATATCTAGGGCAGAACCCTCTTGTGTTATAATCTCCTTCGACGGATTTTATACAATCCCTTAGATTTCCTTTATAAATACGGTCACATCTATCCCTTGTATTTTCATTCGTCCATTCCCATGCCCAATTTTCTAAATCGTTAACTATATTGTTATTTACATCACTACCACAATATAATTCACGATATTTAATACAGGATCCACGCCCTTTACATGTCCTTTTATCACCTGTCTTTAATATATTTCCAGATTCATCTGAACATTCTTTACCTAAACCTTTCTTTTTTGATAATATTCTAAAAGAGCTATCTACACAATCTGATAAACATGGAGACCATTCTCCATAGCAATCTAAATTTTCTGATTCAATATCAGGATTAATACATTCATTTCCAACATTAATATGACCTTGTTCACAAATAGGAGTATCATTACATTGACTATTTTCAAAATCACAGCATTTATTACTATCATTACTATCAGTAACTACACCTTCGTCACCTTCCATTCCTAAAATGAATAATGCGAATGGATCTTTTTGTGTTTGATCGCGTTTTAATATTTCTAAGTGTCTTTGAAGAATAATTTTCTTTGATGCATCTCCTTCACTTAAGATACCCGCCTCTGAATCTTGAATGAGTTGTTCTATCGTCTTATTTTTAAGTTCCCTCATTGATTGACCTTTCCCAAAACCACAGGTCCAACCATTCGCTGTATCAATGGAACATTTAACCTTATCATTTTCATAATCAAAAGCTCCATCTCCTTCCGAAGTCTCTGTATCCACTACATTATCGAGTCTATATCCTTTTCTACATGATAATATACCTCTTTCATCCTTAACAAAATGTGTTGGAGAACCATCACCATATGTTTGTTTTAAAACACAACCAAATGTATCATCATATTTATAACCATCTCCACATTTTAGATCGCCACTTACATCATCAAACATTTTCGTTCGTGAACGGTCACATCCCTTTGTAATTCTATTATAAAAATATCCAACCTTACATCGGGCATAACCACCAATACACGTTTCATCATCCGCCAAGGTAGTTCCACCTGGTCTAGCGCAAACAAAATTTTTACTACTATCAATAATACATTCTTTTCTAGAATATTCTTCTTTTATCTTAAAGCCAATATTACATTCAGGATAACCTATATCACATAGTATGGGGTCATATTGATCACTACATGTCCAATGTTTATCACTATCTATTACACAGAAACTAGAGTTATTAATTACTTGACTAATCCTTCCATCTTCACATCTTACACCATTAACACACCCTATACTATCATTATTACAGGGTGAATATCCCCTGATGGTAGAACAACACTTTTCTTTATCATCATTGAAATTACATGTTTCAGAATTACATTTATATTTATTCGCATCTGTTTTTAAAGTCCAACCTTCTTTATTACAGATATTTGTATCTGAACACCTCTGATTTATATCACAACATAATTCTTCAGAACATTCAGTGGGTTCATACGGTCCATACCACCTTCTTACTTTACAACCTTCTTCCATTACCCCTTCATCAATTGACTTAAGTGAATATCCAGGGGTAGCGCAATTGCTTTCGGAACATCTGTCCAATTGAATACAACATTCTTCTTGTTTACATGGAGAAGTAGAACAAAAATTATCTAACTTACTATCATCAAATAAGGTAAATGGAGGACATGTAAATTCTTCATAATCATCTCGGGTTTGTTCGAATATTTCACCGCTACATTTTCTTTTATAATCACAACATTCAAGTTGTCGTCCGGCAGCATCATCGCTTTTATATCTTGCTAATGGATATCTTGGGACAACGCTTTCATCACCATCACAAAATTCAGGTCTACATTCCCTATAATAACTACAATATGTATCGATAGTGGAGATTAGGTCATTTTTATCATTTTCTCCAATCTCACACCGGACACATTGTCCTTGATAAACATAATAATTTTTTTTACAATGCGAACATATAGCATTATTCTCCTTTAATGTTGTTTTTCCAGCAACACACGGTGTACAACTATCATCTCCTTTTTTATTCCCAATACGACATGAACAAGGGTCATAGCTTGTCAAATCCTCATCGGATGGATATCCCATTGATTCTCTATGTCTTCGTTCTTCTTCATCCATTTGTGGATATGATTCAGGATTTCTATAATCGACACCATGGTATCTCCATGGAATAATACTCAATCCTTTCACTTCACATCCTTCATTTCCACTACTAAGATATATCTTTTCGCTGTTTAGTCTACACCATTCATTCGCTTTATTTTTTTGGTAATCAAGGGCACCTATCCACAATGATTCACATTCCCCCTTTGTAGTGTGTTTCAAAACTTTATTTCCACTATCTTCTGTTCTATGCGGTTCTAAACAATATCCTAAGTAATTATTACTGCATTTGCGGTCATCTTCTAACAGTTGATCATTATCCTCCGTGCAATGAATATCACCAAATTCAATAAAATCTTGGGTGTTGACATCACATGTTTTACAACTAGCAAAGTAATTATCTGGGACAGCTTTATGATCAGTCGCTTTAGGTTTTCCAATCCATATTTCATAATCATCAACCTCGGTTGTGAGGTCTAAAGCAGTGGTAATCGGGTCCGTTGAACTAATATCAACACATGTAGCGATACCGGTATTGTATTTAATTATTTTATCACCACTACTATAATCACAATGTCCTATAGTATCATTATTAATTGGAAAATTATCAGAAGAACCCTCTACTTTAAAACATGGATACCAATCATATTGATCCTCAAAGGTTAATCCTCCACTACAATTAGGCAATACAGGTGCTGTAATGTTACCATATAAATTACAATCAATACAGACATCTTCTCCCTCCGCACCCCATACTTGTGAATATTTTCCAAAAGGACACGATATACATTTAACACTTCCTCGGGTATTTTGATAGGTTCCTGGTGGACATTTATATTGCTTGTTATTACCAGAAGATGGTGTGAAATGGCCGAGATTTGTTTGAATACAACCTGATTCTCCGATCGCCGCATTATCAGAGTATTTACCACGAACACATTCAATACAGTCTGATTCATCTTCTCCACCCCCGGGGATCCAAGTTTCCCCCCCCCCCACACATTCGTTAGAAGAAGTTATGTTTGATTGCTTCTCCCAAGTAGAGTTATAACAAATTCCATCT